CTATTTAAATCACATACTGACAATATTTCTGGTGTGACTGCACTTGCAGATGCCGGTACTACTGCCAGAGATTATCCATACCGTGAAAGTGCTTTGGGTTTTGGTAAATTTTTAATCTATCTAACACATCAAACTGATGGCATATCAAATGGTTCAGCTGCATTAGGTAGTTTTACCAGTTTGTTTGTAAATGACCAGTTGAACGCAAATAACGCAATCGTTGCTAATGATTGGATAACTTTTAGAAACTCTTTAAATGTATCAAATGTGTGTAATTTAAGTGGTGCTGCCATAAACACCATCATTTCACACATTCAAACGGCCAATACTTTAATTGATACCAGAAGAACTCACGATATCAATTTCTTCAGGAATAGCGCTCAAGTAGTTCAAGATTTTGGTAAAGTTTCTCAGTTTTCAAACATGGGGCCAATTGATGCTCAATTAGCTAATAATTATATTGGTTCCGACAAACTTGTCTCTCGGCTTAACTCATAAATAAGATATGGCAACCGTTACTACAGATATAGTTAGAGATTTTAAAGACTTGGATTTGAATTTTACCATTCATCCAGTTAAAAAAGACATTAATAAAACCATTGGTCCAATGGCTGTTGTTAATTCAATTAAGAATCTCATACTCACAAACTACTATGAAAGACCATTTCAACCAGATGTTGGTTCAAATGTTCGTAGATTATTGTTTGAAAATCTTGATGTTATTACAGCTACAACTATAAAAAGTGAGATAGAACGAACTATCCAAAATTATGAACCTAGAGTAACGGTTAAAAATATAAATGTCACCGCTGACTATGAAAATAATGGGTTTAAAGTTTATTTGGAGTTCTTCATTGTGAATCAAACTTCACCCATCACAATTAATTTCCTCCTTGAACGGATCCGATAAATGGCAACAAACGCTCGTTTACAAATTTCAGAACTTGATTTTGATACAATCAAGAATAATTTAAAATCTTACCTACAACAACAATCTGAATTTACAGATTATAATTTTGAAGGTTCTGGACTCAACATTCTTTTGGATGTTTTGGCTTATAACACCCATTATAATGCTTATTATTTAAATATGGTTGCTAATGAAGCATTTTTAGATACAGCATTGTTGCGTGAATCTGTTGTCTCTCATGCTAAAACTTTAGGTTATATTCCTTTCTCTTATTCTGCACCTAGAGCTATAGTTAATCTTACGGTAACTTCTCTGAATGATACACCTGCTACATTAACTATTCCCAAATCTACAACTTTTAGTTCCAATCTAATTGATAATATTTCTTATAATTTTATAACACTAGAAGATGTTACTGTAACAAAATCTGGAACAAATTTCTATTTTGAAAATTTAGAATTATATGAAGGAAGATTGGTAACTTACAATTATTTTTTTAATCAAAATTCTAATCCAAAATCTATTTTTGTTTTACCTGATTCCAATATTGATACTGCAACTTTGTATGTTACTGTAACTGACAATTCTGGAAATACAGCAACACAAGTTTATAATCAAGTCACAGAAATTTTAGATGTTGATTCTACATCGCTGGTGTATTTCTTACAAGAATCCAAAAAAGGAAATTATGAAATTTATTTTGGTAATGGAATAGTAGGTAAAGCACTTGTTGATGGTTCTTCTGTTAATATTAACTATCTTGTCACGAATGGCACAGTTGCAAACGGTGTTGATGGTTTTGTTCCAGATTCTACAGTTGGTGGGTATACTAATGTTGCAATTCAAGTAGTAAGCGTTGCTAGTGGCGGTTCTATTCGTGAAACAGTTGATTCTATCAAGTATTCAGCGGCTGCACAATATGCTACACAGAATAGATTAGTAACAGTTAAAGATTATGAAACTTATATTCAATCAAAATATCACAGTATAGATTCACTATCTATTTGGGGCGGTGAAAATGAACCAACACCAGTTTATGGAAAAGTTTTTATTTCATTAAAACCAAAAACAAATTATTACATTTCAGAATTAGAAAAAGCTCGTATCATTTCTGAAATTATTAACCCAAAATCAATCGTTTCTGTTCAGGCAGAAATTCGTGATCCAGAATATTTGTATTTGTTAATTAACTCTTCAGTTCAATACGACCCTAGAAAAACTATACTCACAGAAGATGCAATCAAAACAAATATTAGAAATGCTATATTGTCTTATCGTGACAGAATTTTAAATAAGTTTGGTTCAAATTTTGTATTGTCTAAATTACAAGATGACATAGATGGTGTAGATTTAAATTCAATTATTGGTTCAGAAGCAACTGTTCGTGTTCAGCGTAGATTTAAACCACAATTGAATAACTCTGCAAGTTACAATATTAAATTTAATGTTTTATTGCATCGTGGAACAATTACAAATAAATTAACATCAACTGAATTTAGCGTTTATGATACATCTGGTGTGTTAAGAGTTGCTCAATTTGATGAATCTCCACAATCATTCACTGGTGTTTCAGAAATACAAGTGGTTAATCCTGGTTCTGGTTATACTACTGCTCCAACAATTACAATTAATGGTGATGGTAATAATGCAACAGCTGTCGCAACCATCGTAAATGGCAGTATTCAAAAAATTACTGTTATAAATCGTGGTATTGAATATACTCGAGCAACAGTAACAATTTCTGGTGGTGATGGTTTTGGTGCGGAAGCTCTTGCTGTGGTTGATGCAAAAATTGGCACTCTGAGAACAATTTATTATGATACATTAGCTCAAAGACAAATTATTAATGCTAATGCAGGAACAATTTACTATGATACTGGAATTGTTCTTATCAATGATATACGATTCATATCAATCAATTCAACTGATGGTTTAATTCGTATGTCAATTGAAGCTGAAAAAGCAATTATTGAATCTACAAGAAATACAATTATAACAATTGATGAAACTGACCCAACATCAATTGTAACAACATTGGTTAAAAATAATAAATTATAATGTCTGAACAAAAAGTATCACTACTGATTAATCGTCAGGTACCTGAATTTGTTCGAGATGAATACCCAACATTCGTACACTTTCTTCAAGCTTATTATGAGTTTCTAGAAAATAAACAAACTGGACAGGCTAATGATTTAATTACCAAATCAAAAGACCTTCGTTATGTTTCAGATGTTGACTATTCAATAGACCAATTCCAAAATAGTTTTTTTAACACTTTTGCTAATTTATTACCTCAAGATGTTCAAATAGATAAAGCGTTTTTGATTAAACAATTATTACCTTTGTATCTGTCCAAAGGTAATGAAAAATCTTTTAAACTTCTTTTTAGATTATTGTTTAATGAAGAAGTTGAAATCATTCAACCAAAAGCCAACATACTCCGTGCATCTGATGGTAAGTGGGTAATTGAAAAAGCCTTTCGCATATCAAAAAACATATACAGCACTTATACTGCAAATGGTAATACTTCTTCTAGTGCAATAGAATCTGGAAATACCAGTTTCAAAATGGCACAAGTTGCCGCTTTAAATGAAGTGGCAGTTTATGTAAATGGTTCTTTACAAACATCTGGTTATAATGTTCGCCGGGAATCAAAGAAAGTGGTGTTCACTACTGCACCAGCTGCTAATTCTGAAATCAAAATATTATATAATGATTTTAACTATGCATTATTAGAAAATAGAAAATTAACTGGCTCAACATCTGGTGCAACAGCTACTGTTGAAAGGGTTGGCCAAAAAACAGTAGGCATAACTTCTGTTTTTGAATTATATGTTAATGATAAAACTTTAGCTGGTTCTTTTGCTAATGGAGAAACAGCTACTCTTAATTTGATTGGTGATAATGGAGAATTAATAAACATTCAAGTTTCTGGACTTTCAACACTTTCAACAATTAATATTATTGATGGTGGTTCAAACTATAATATTGGAGATTCCGTTGTTATCACTGGCGGTGGTGCAACAAATACAGCTGAAGCAATTATCTCTGAAGTATTTTCTGGATTCATTAATAAGATTAATGTTCTTGCTGGTGGTGCAGGATTTAAACTTGGTTCGAATGTTAATATTGTTGGTTCTGCTGCTAATGCATCATTAGTTCTTGCGATTGACGGAGTTGATTCTTCTGGTGTAAGTAGCGCAAACACTTTTGTTGTAGATACTACAAGAATTGCTAACTACACCTCTGTGACAATTAATGCTGCCGATTATGGTTTTCCTAGTAGTTCTATATCTGAAAATGTTAATACTCGCATTATTGATGCTCTAGCATTTTCAAATGTTACTGGCCTTGGAGTAATTACCAATGTGGCTGTGTTGTTTGCTAATGCGGTTTTCGCTACGACTCCAGTTCTTGATGCTGATTCAGCTCCGTTTACTAATGGTGCTTCTGAAGAACAACATGTTTTATATACTCATTCTTTAGGTAAATTAACAATTAATACTGGT